TAAAAAAAGTGAGCGGCTTGTCACATTGAATAGAGACTTCCGTCTTGCCGACTCTAAAAAATTTATTTACTAATACAAATTCCATTTTTGTTTCTCCTATCTAATATAAAAAGTGTAATCACTCGACCTATTATTTAAAAATGCATTTTTATCTGTTTCTGTCTCAAATTCGACAAAACAATAATAACCTAATCCTGAAAGATAACCACCATCAGAATCATATCTGTTGCTAATTAATGCGTATTTAGCAAAAAATACATTACTGTTATTGTTATTATCAACAATTTTTACTTTTTTTGTTCTTCCTCTTCCATAACGAGGATGATTGATAAATCTCGACGAAGTGTTAATATCCATTGATGCAACTGTTGACGTAAAACTTTTAGGACTATTTATACTTCGCACGGATCCAATTCTTATCCACTTACTCCAAACAAGTTTGTCACCTACATATCGCTCGATGATATCTTTACCACCTACATAAATGCCTTCTCTTGTAGCCATAGCACCACCTACTCATACACATCATAGATTGTGTTCGGGTCTTTGTACGAAATTGACTCATACTGGGATCTAGAGCCGAACCAATACTTCATTTGCTGGTTTCCGTTTTGATTAATCAGCTTGTGGGCTACGATTTCAGACGGTAAGCTTGGAATGTTTAAAGCTGATCTATTTACTCGCAAAACCCCAGAACCGTCGACTGTAATGGTTGAGTTGTCAGGCCGAACAACTCCGTTTTGTCCACTCGTAGCCGTCTTAGCTTTGATAGCACCATTTACTACTTCAGTCGTGTAATTATCAGGTCTGACGATACCGTTTGAGCTTGACGTAGCTACTGATACATTGCTACTCATTCCATTTTTTAATGTCTGCACAGATACTTTCTTCAACCCACGGCCGTCATGAATCATGATGTTGTCCGAGTCATTAACCTGATATGTTTGTGGTAAGTCAGTTACTTTTCGTGTCTGTGTACTAATTACTGCCATATTATACCTCCAGTCTATATTTCCAATCTGCGACAATCACACGGCCATTTTCATCAGCAAGCAAGGTATGTTCTGTACCGTCTTCTGTACGGATTGGTGCAGTGAAGTCGTTCTGCAAGAACATGTACTCAATAGCATTTAGTCTATCTTCGTGTTCCTGAACATCACGCTTCAAAGCTTCTACAGACTCATAACTTGCTTGTCTAACGTTGTCGACATTACCCAGTCCCACTTGGTACTTCGTAACGCTATGTGGATTGTTGCGATTGTTTAAGTGATTTTGAAAATCAACTTTACTTGCTTGTTCGACGTTTGCGACATTCCCTAGCCCCACTTGTTGTTTTGTAACATTGTGTGGGTTGTTGCGGTTGTTGATGTGACCAGTTAGGTCAACCTTCTCAGCCTTGCTTCTAGTGAACTCGTCAATCTTTTCAGGCAGACCGTCGATGTCTGCAACCTTATGACGGTGGGTTGCGTCGGCTTTATTTTCCCATCGTTGCGCATCCTCAGCGCCGATAATATCTCTTGACCTCCAGATTTTAGCCATCTGTTAGAACCTCCAGTCTATATTTGAATCGTGTCGTTGTTTCAATCGGAACGTATACATCAATAACAGACTGAGGCATATTTGAAGCGTCTAACAACTCAATCTTATTGATTTCTCTGATTGAATCTGGTATCAAGAAATCAATCAAGACAAAACGTTGTTCTCGTTGTTTCTGTATCGTCACGATTTGATTATTGTTCAACCTTGCTTTGTTGATTTTAGCTAGTACGGTTTCTGTAACTGTATTTAGTAACGTTTCTTTAATCATTGAATAAAACCTCCTCTTGTGGCCCTTCATATTCAAAAGGTGTCACTCCTACAACTGCATACCCTGCTCTAGCAAAATCTACTGAAGTCTTGAATAATCGTTCTTTCAATTTGACACGCTCTGTCACTGTTGGGATGTGCGTATATCCCATATTTGCTGGTTTGATTGCGTTGACAAAAATAACCGACTCTCTGAAAAGTCCACTCGTTTCTGCACCAGACTCAATCAGTAAAACCTGATTAGCGAAATCTACTGAAGCCTTGTACTTCCCTTTCCCGAAAAGGTCGTCCAATTTGCGAATTAAAAACCACCATGAAAATGGTGGTCTCATATTAATCCGCAACAAAACACGCTCTCTTCTCCACTCTAACGTATCGTCAGCGTGAGCAACAATGCCATAAACTTCCTCAAATTTCGTCAAGGTAGGAACGTCACAATACATAATAAACTGGTTCTTGATGAACTGCTCTAACGAGACAGTCCCGTCTTTAAACAGAGCGTTTTCAACTCGAACCAGTTCTTTCATATCCTTGACGCCCTCGTAGTAATCTGGAACGTATTCAGATAAGTTTACTTCTTTTACCATTAAACCATCCTCACTGTTCCTTTATACGGCAATTGTTGTAATTGTCCTGTGAAAACAAGCGACAAATCAGCTTCACGGTTGTTCAGTTTCATCTTATCTACGTTTGCGATACCAGTAATGGTCAGTAGCTTGGCCATTAACTGTGAGCGATAGATTTTCATGCTGTAGGTGTTGACATCTGAGTATTGAGCCCAGTTCTTTCTCAAGTCCAAGAAATACTGGTCTAGAACCTTGTCTACCAGTCCTTTTACTTGATTTAACTGATATCCTGTCATTAACTCAAGTTCGAACTCAATATCAATTGGGAACCGTGTCGCAGTTGTAACTGTCACACGATGATTGATAGGAGCAAGTCCAACTCCTTTTCCAGTGTATTCTAGTGGATCCAGAACATTTTGCACCTTCTTGATTGTCTCAGTAGATGCCAAGTTCAAGTCGTTGTCTAAAACAACCACTTTAACAGTTCCCGAGCCATTCCAAACTGGATAAACCTGAACTGCACCAACACCGTCAATTTCACGGACACGCTGAACATACTCGATGAAGTTGCCACCAAACGGTTTCTCATTGACGTAAATCAAGAAACGCTTCCGCAATTCATCGTCAGTTTCTTCATCTTGCCCAGACGTAACAATTTCCCCTAAGACCGCAGTAGCGAGGTTTCTGTAGTTTTCTAAAGGTAAGATATTGCCATAGTATCGATTTCCGACAACACCAGTCGTCTCACACTCTACTTCATACTTACCAGCTACATTCGTTTCACGAACTACCTTATAGATGAGTGCAGCGTCGTCAATTGTCGCAAAACGAGAACCTAGAGCGATTTGTACGCCTTCTTTTCTCTCGTTTTTAAACTCCGCAAAGCGTACCGCTTTCTTGGACGGATAACGATGCAGGCCGAACTCTTCAACCTTATAGTCTAGGTATTGACCAATAGCAGTCTGTGGGAATGTATCTAACAGTAGATTCTTCAACTGCAGATAAAAACCAGCTAACTCGTAACAAGCAGGCGCCAATGCGTCATAGATGATAGAACCTTCCCGTGTATCAATATTTTCATTGACACGAGAAAGAGCGTCATTCATCAGATAATCAAACGTGTATTTTTCTAAGAAATCACCTATCATTAATCAGCGTCACCTCCTTTTCAACTTTAAATAAACCAGATATGGTATGGACTTCAAAGACACAAAGCAAGCTGTCCTTGGTTTGCTGCTCGATGAAGAAATTTTGGACACTTTTAATTCTTGTATCAACTAACAAGGCTTGAGAAATTGTTCTCTCAAGGTCAGCTTTTACAAAATCATAAGGCTTTCCAATCAAGCGCTCCAATTCTACTCCGTAGTTTGAAGAGTAGATAACCCACTCAAACCGTTCTGTAAGCAAAATCTTTTCAACTGCTTGCCTCATGGCTTCTAAGCCGTCAATATATCCGTGTATTCTGCCATTTTTCACTTGATAAGTGTAGGATGGCAAAACAACTTCTTCAATGTTTCGTATATCTACCATCTTCACTCCATCCTTTGTAAAACGTAGTATAATTGCCCATTCTGAGCTTTAATCATTAAGACTTTGTCTCCTGCTTCAAGATCACGAAAAACAATCCATCTCTTGTTGTCCCCTTCAGTATCTCCAGTGCGTAGTTCTTTAACCATCGGACTTAAAACTAAAAAGGACTCAGGGATTTCAAGTTTATTATTAACCTTGATTGTCAGAGGAGAAACAGATGTGACAGAACCAAAAACAATGTCTGTTCTGTCTGTCCCATCATCTACTCCTTGCGCCAAAAGGCGTGCTAATAACTCTCCTGCCATTATTCCAGCGTCCTCAATTCTAAATCCATTGTATGCACCTTGTCCCACTTGTGGGTACATTTAGAGATGATGCCAAGACTGTTCTTCTTAATCCCTTCAGACTCTAAATCAGCAAAATCCAGTACAACACTGTTGCCTGCACTGATTCCAAGATGTCCTAAACAAGGAACTTTAAAAGTCTTTTTAGGATGATTCTTAGCTTTCAATAAGAGTTCAGCCTTCTGTTGAATCTGACTCTCATTCATCTTTTCATCCACTTTTTCGTGGTACTGCAACTTGCCCCAAAGAGCCACATTTTTAGAGTCTTTCACAACGTAAACTTCACGCTTCTTACTCTGCTTGTTGTCTTTAGTCAGCTTCACATAGTTGTAACTATCATCGATAGAGCCTTCATAGTCAAAGTCTGTAGCTACGCTATCATCACCAATCACTAAGTCAGTAATCAGCGAATTTAACGCTATATGCTCGACTGTACCAAAGTTATCTCTGATGATGTACCACATGCCACCATGAATCAAAGTTAAGTCCAAAGCGTTCTGGATCATCGCAAAATAAGTTTTCTTATCTTCGATTTTCTCAGGACACGTCCAGTTACCTTCATCAACAACTTTGTACTCAAGTTCTGATATTTCGCAAATCTTACTGAAGATTTCATGACTTTTAGAGGCTTCAAACACGATTGTGTCAGTGTTTTTCAGATATCTCATTCTGTCATAAGCAGTAACCGACCATTTCTTGGCTGATTTCCGCTTTTTCTTGAAAACTTTTCCGTAAAAAATGCCCTTATCATCTACCTTGAAGCGAATGACGTCCCCAAAGTTACAAGCTACCTGCGAGTCTATAATCATATCAAACTCAAGTTTTCCCGGCTGAAAATCAATACTGGTTTCCCATTTGACACCTCCGACCAACTCAGTGATATCAAAGACTTTGCCGTCATTCACATCTTGAATCAGAAATTCCATCATAGGACTTGCACCGAATCAGCAGTAACCCAACCACGCCAACCGCCATCAAGCATAGTAACGTGATAAGGATGCGACCCTTTCATATTGATATAATTGACAAGTCTAGTTGCGTTTGACTCGGTTTGACCAGGCCCTTCTCCGTAGCTATCTCTATGCAGTTGCCCATTGACGAGCACCTTTGCACCGATAGTCACTTCTTTCTTAGTCGAAGGGGCTTGCTCTTTCTGAGGCTGACTAGCTTTCTTCTCTTCTGATACCTTCTTTTCGATTTTTACAAACCGAGCCTTGGCCATCTTGTACTCTTTAAAAGTGATGTCGTAGTAAACATCCTCATGAATACCAGCTTTTCTTTGTTGCTCAAAACTTTCAACTGTCGCAAGCATATTGATACCCACACCAGAGATAATCAAGCGACAAGGTTCTTTGCCGTCCATGATTTTCTTCAAGAGTCGGACATAGGTCTCAGGCGTTCCTGATTTATTCAGGACATAAGATCGGAAAGTGTCTCTGGGGAAGAATGAAGTGAAAGTAACCTCAGAGAGTTTAGGAAAACTCATCTGGGTTATTTCTCCTAGCGCAATACTCGTTGTTGACTCGTTATTGGCGCTATTCTTCGTTTTTAGCTCTTCTGGATTGACAGGAAGTTGCATGACCTGACCTTTGTACTCTACGAAAATACCAATCGCCATTTCTTTCTACCTCCTACGCAATTCCTAGGTCGCTATCGACCAATCCGATAATCTTTTCTTCAATCTTGCCAACTAGATCATTGATATCTTGTTCAGTAGCGCTATTTTTAGACTCGTAATTGACACTAACTTGAGGTGTTAGAACTTGGTAATCAATGATGTACTTACGTTCTGCAACATCACGCATCATCTTGATATCTTCGTCTTTCAGCTTGACTTCATCTTCAATCTTACCGACGTTACCAATGTTCTTGCCTTTGCCTAGCTTGTCGCCAAGACCACCAGCACCACCAGAAGGAGCACCAGCCCCTGCTGGTGTTTGGTTCATTTTGTCAAATTTAGAAGCAAGTTCGTCTTGGCCTTTCATCTTATCAGCGAAGCCTTGCATAGCATCACCAACACCTTGACCAAAAGCCTTAGTACCACTAAAAGCATTGCCAGCAGTTGAGAAAGGATTTTTCATCCCATCCCACAAACCGCCTGGAGTCATCATGTTAGCACGCATGCCGTCAAAAGATTCATAATCATCAGGAGCCTCTCCCGGATTAAACATCTCTCCCATCGCACGAATACCATTGGCAAAACTACCGTCATTAGACATGTAGCCCATTTCACCAACCTCTCCTATTTTAGGAGCACCTGGGATTTTATTTATTGCTTTTATAATCCAGTTAATAGCCTTAATAGCTATGTTTGCACCGGCTATAAAAGCATTACCGATGGATTGCGCTACGTTGACTACCCCATCAACAAACGAAGCAAAATAATCTAATACAGTTCGAACAAGATTATAAAATAACTTTCTGATGGAATATATCGGGTGTTTAAAGACATTTCTCAAAAACTCTGCAATAGCTACACCAATGTTATAAATGGCTATGAAGAAATTTACAATCGGTGCAATCATATACATGACAAGATTAATAACGAACATAATAATGTCATAAACAATCGTTCCGACAAAGACAAAGGCTGCAACGATAGCAGCTGCAACGTCTAAGAATGAAATCCCCATAGCATTTAGAGCTGTACCGATTAATAGCGCGATTCCAATTACACCTATCAGTATCAGCATCAGCCAAGCCCAAGGTGCTCCTGCCATCAAACCCGCTACAAACATTGCTACACCTGCTATAAGAGCAACTGCTGAAAGAAGTATTAATGCAGTCATGACTATATTGATGTTCTCAGTTACCCAGTTCCAACCTGCAACAAAGAGATTAAAGAGCCACAGAGCTATCTGGCCAATCGCAAACATAGCGGTTTCTAAACCTGCCATGAAGTTTTGTCCTGCGGTACTGTTAATAAACTCTTGCCACGCTTGAATCAAAGGCTGAAATGCGTATGAAGCAACGTTCCCAACCTGAGTCATCATGTCGGCAAAGGTCATCGGCATTTTCGCAAATTCAGCATTTGTTTCAACTGCTGAACCAAGCAAAGCGTTCTTAAGAGTATCTCCAGTTAGTTGACCATCTTTAGCCATTGCCCGTAGTTGTCCAACGCTAACGCCAAGGTGTCTAGCTAGCTTTTGGGCAACAAGCGGAGCGTTCTCCATCATAGAGTTAAACTCATCACCACGAAGAACCCCTGAAGCAAGTGCCTGTGTGATTTGAAGCGTCCCTGCTTTTTGTTGCTCTAAACTAGCACCACCGATTTTATACAGTTTGTTCAACTGTTCAGCGAATGCAATAGCTTCATCATTGCTTTTAAAGGCTTCTCCAGCTTGTGAGCGTAGTTTAGCCACTGAGTCTGCCATGATACCGAAGCCAGTCCTTGAGCGTTGTGCTGCTGCCATGATACTATCTTGAAGTTCTTGGCCTGTCTTTGATCCATCTTCTATCGTCTTAAGCCTTGCCATGGTCTGAATATAATCATCGCCTGACTTAATCAGACCGCTCATTAAATTAGCCATTTGCCTCAAGGCTTGAATAGCAACCATGAAATTTAAAGCACGAGAAATAGAGGTCATTCGACCAAGCATGGATGTAGCAGCGCCTAAGCCACCAACAAGAGGCCCAGTCGAAGGAAGTTTAGGAGTGATAGGTGTCGCCATTTTAGGCGCTACAGGACTAGAAACTTTTGGCGCAGTTAAATTTTTAGGCATATCTGCTTTGACTTTAATCGTTGCAGTTTGTGTCATCTTCTTGACACGTCTATCCAACTCGCCGAACTTAGCAATAGTCCTGTTGATTGTGCTATTAATTCGATTTAAAGGGCTTGAGAAGTTATCTCTAAGCGCCAGAGTTTGCATTAATGTAGTCATCTTCTACCGTCTCCTCCTTCCTCTGCTTTTTCTTTCCATTTCTTTGTGTTCCTTTTCTTCTGCCTCTACTCGTATATCGATACAGGCAAAAATCAATGCTTTCTCACGTTTAGACAAGCTATCCAAAAAGGACGGGGTCCAATTGAATTGATGCAAACAGTAGTAGGCATAATTCAACTCTGCGTCCCCGTCCGCTAGTCGTTTTTTGCTTCTTCGACAAGATCATTGATATCTTCATCAAATCCGTTCAGCGACTGGATTTCTTGCATAAGTCGATTGTATTCCCCAATCTTCAACATAGCTTTCAAGGTTGCTGCTTCATCCCCAACAGTACGATAAGACTCTTGTAGTTGAGCATCTTTCAAGTCTGGCGTAACAACGCAGGCAGACATCAAAGAGTCAATGTACTTATCGTTGTTGAACTCAGGAATAGCCACACCTTGACGGTTTTTCTTCTTGATTGTCGCACGTTTTTTCAACGTATCGTTTAGACTTTCGTCAATACTGCGAATGACAAAAGGAGATTTGAAACGCTTAAGGTGTACTTCCTTTGTTTCGTCCTGCTGAACGTTTTCTAGTAAAAAGTCTGAAATTGCCATTTATCTATCCTCTTTCTAACCTAATTTAGGCGCATTAAATTTTTCTAAGATATCCACATCTTCAAAAGTAAAGTTGACTTCTTCTTCCAAGAAATCTTCCTCAACCTTTAATTGACCCATCACAACTTCATCAAGGTTACATTCACGCAAGATAGTTGTTTGGCGACCGATTGAACTTGTCGCATCGTCATTGGTCACTTGGATATCAAAGAATGTATCACGACCATTCTTCATGTAGTCCAACATCATTTCCTTGAATATTGAAGTGACACCGTAGATGGTCATCTTACCCTCTCCCTTGAAACCAGTCGCTTTGACCTGCGTACCACGTTTGTTAAGGGTGCGGACTTCTTCTTTGTTTTTCTTAACCGTCGCTTCAAGTTCCTTGATATAGAACATGAACTCATTTCTTCCGTCGATATGAATAAAAGCGGTACCTTCCTGACCGCTGATTACGTCACGACCTTTTAAAAAAGCCATACTATCTCCTTTCCTACTCTACTGTAACTGTCATGTACAGTTTTTCCATGCTGTCTACTGGTTTCACTTTAACGTTAACCACTACAGACTCTTTCAACTCACCACGTAGTACTTCGATGTCTTCCACTTTGAAGTCCTCAATAGCACCACGAGCTTCAAGGTCTTTGAAGTAGCGAATACGGTTCGCTTTGAACGCTTGACGTCCATCTTCGTTATTGCTTACTTTACCAAGGAAATACTCAGAGAAAGCATAACGAGTATCGTTCACGATATCATCCAAGGTGCGCAAGATACGGTTCTTACGGAAGTCTTGGTTCTTTTCAATCGTGAAGCTGACGTGTGAGTTGATATCTTGTTCAACTACTGCACGACCACGACGAGCAGTAAAGACGAATTGGCCCTTCAAAAGAGCATCTTCTGTTTCTGTATGGCTCAAACGACCCACAACATCAACAGAGTCTTCGTACTTCTCATAAGTCAATGATTTCTCAACGCCAGCATTTGCGCTTGCTGCTGCAACCCAGACAGTCGCTTTAGTCTTATCAATAACTGTCTTATCTGACAAGATAACCCCGTTTTTAACGTTGATTACCGCTTCACTGTCAGCGTCAGAGTCCGCCACAACCAATTGAGCACCAAGTCCTTCGTCTTCACGCATACGTTTGATGAAGTTGATAGCTGCTTTCTTGATAGAAGCGTCTTCTACTGGCAAGGCCATATAGTTAAACTCAACTGTTTCAAGCGCCTTGAAGTAGTCTGAGTAGTCTTTAGTTGAGACTGTTCCATCAGTACCACCAGCCAGTTTAGCACCCGCAACTGCTTTCAGTACTCCTGTCCCTGAAAACTCAACTAGATCGTTGTTTTTCAAATCAGCTAAGACTTTTACAGTTTGTGAGTCCATAACAACTGTATCAAGGAATGTGACAACATCAAATGAACTTGGATTGTCTACGTTCGTTTTGACTGTTACTGTGATGTCATTTCCACGGACACCGCTATATTTAGCTTGAGCCCTTACATTATCTGAAAGGACTACGTTGGCCTTTTCGCCTGTATTTAGGCGATAAACCAAGACCTCACTCACACGCTTGAATGCCTCATTCAGCAACAATAGTTGTGGGCTTTCTTGCTCATAACCTAGTTTTTTAAATAGGTCTTCGCCACGTCGGATTTTCATCAATTTCTTTGATTCGCCGAAACTGAGTGCTAGCGGTACTGTTACGACACCGTCACCGCCAAGGCGTGTCATTGCGATATCTTTTGATTTGACGTTGATGTAAGCACCTGGTCTTACCTTATTTTGGCGTTTCCAAATTCCACCTGCCATTAGTTAATCTTCCTTCCTAGTTCGTATTCTAGTTTTGCTCTTGCTTC